TAACTCGTCCGTGTGTATTTATGAATAAAAATTATAGAAAACAAGTTGTTGAATATATAGAAAAACATAGAACTAAATAATAATGGCAGACCTTTCAAAAAATTCATTATGGAGTGATATAAGTAATGGAGCTTCAAATGTAGAAACTGATATAGTTGGTCCTTCATATAGTTATTCTGATAATATTCCAACACCTGATAGTTTAGGTGTTGGTTCAGATGGAACTTTTAGTCAATTAGGCACAAATTCATCTGCTATAGTAAGATATGCGGATGAATTAATTGGAGGTGATTCATTAGGCAATCAATTTTTTGTTAATACAGGAGGATCATGTAATGCTCCAGATGGTTCAGTTCAACCAAGATATAATTATGTGAATAATGTTTCATCAGGATTAATTCCTGGTATTTTAGAAGATATTGGTGGATTGAATCCTCTTTATTTATTTAATTCTCTTATATCTGATGGTACACCTTCGTGTGAATGTTATACATGTCAAACTTCTGATGGATCAAAAAGTTATTTTTTAAATACTGATTTAAGTCCTGATTTTAGTACATCTTTATGTACAAAAGTTGACCCTTCTATATGTGCTGGTAAAGAATCTTTTACAAATAAATCTGATTCTAAATTACCTTTTTTTATTGCTTTGGGGTTATTAGGGATTTTAATAGTTTTAAGGAAGAACTAACTAAAATGGATTCAAATATATTCAGATTAAAAAAATCTCGTGAAACTCCTCGAACTAAATCAAATGATATAGTTTCAGGAACTCTTGATTCAATTCATAGAAATATAGTTTCTTCTTTAAATAATACTTTATCCGAAGAAGAACTTTTAAAAAAACAAAAAGAAATTGAAGATGAACTTGAAAGAATTTCATCTACATCTGAAGAAATTATTAATACTACAAAATTACAAGAAGAATTAAAAACTATAAAAAAATTATTAGATACTAAAAATCCTTTAGTTGATTATTATACTCAAAATGCCGATGTATTTTTAAAATATTATGATTCATCAGAAAAACAACAAAATTTATTAATTACTCCTGCAGATCAAAATACTTTTGTTAAATTCTTAAATCCACAAAATTTTAATGCAGAACCTCAAATATCCAAAAAACAATTACTTGATGAATTTACAACAAGACTTAAATTAAATTCTTCAAATGAACCTGAACAAAAATCATTGACTACAGAGCATTGTGATAGATGTAATATTGCAAGAGAAGAATTATCTGAAGAAGGTATTTTAGTTTGTCCTACATGTGGTTCAGAAGAAAATATGCTTGTTGTTAGTGATTATCCTAGTTTTAGAGATACTCCAAAAGAAAGAAATAATTACGCTTATAAAAAAATTAATCACTTAAATGAAATTCTAAATCAATTTCAAGCAAAAGAATCTACTTTAATTCCTGACGATATTATGAATGAAGTTATTATGGAAGTTAAAAAACGAAGAATTATTAATATTGCAGAATTATGTGAAAAAGATATAAGAGAGATTTTAAAGAAACTGAATAGATCTAAGTATTACGAGCATGCCGCCCACATCTTATCAAGACTTAATGGAAACCCGCCACCAACAATCACACCTGCAATTGAAGAAAAGATTAGAACTATGTTTCAAGAAATACAAGCGCCATTCTTATTATATTGTCCTGATGAGCGTACTAATTTTCTATCTTATTCTTATATACTGTTCAAATTTTTTGAATTATTGGAATTAGATGAATATAAAGTATATTTTCCTTTACTAAAATCCCGTGATAGACTTATTGCTCATGACCAAATATGGAAAAAAATTTGTGATTATTTGAGATGGGAATTTATTCAGAGTGTTTAGATTTTATATCCATCTATATGTGTTTTAGCATAACAACCACTTGCTATATGACTATCACGACCACACTTTTTACAAATTGGTAAATTAGAAATTTCTTGAAAATCTAATTCATCTTCATCATTAGGTGGAAAATTAATAACAATACCTTGTTCCATATTTAGTAGTTTCATATACATAGAACATTGTGTTGTATGTTTATCACAAACACCCCTAACTGCTTTAAGTTCAACTACAACTTTTTTATCAACAACAAGATCTGCTCTAACTTTTCCTACTTGAATACTTTCAAACAGAACAGGAATTTCATGTTCTGTTTGAAATGGAATCTTTTGTCTTTTTAGTAGAACTTCCATTGCATTATGATAAATTCTCTCACTAAACCCAGCACCTAGAGTTTTGAATACATGTGTAGCATTTTTTTTAATTTGCTCCATGTTTGCTTACTGAAAAAGTAATTTAGGGTTTTTAAATCCGTTTTTAATAAGTAATTGTTAAAATTTTAAAAGGAGAAGACCTGTTTGTATATTCATCATCTACAAAATAATAAATAATACGTTCTTCATATGTTGAAGGACCACTAATATCACGATTAAGAATCATAGCAACATGTTTGTCTATAATACAAATTTTTCTAGCATCTAGTTTATATTGACCATTTACTTGAATTTCAGAATATGAAAGTTTTTCTTGCATCTTACTAACTATTAGTTATAGACAATCTAATCCATTTTTTAATTTAGTTCCATTGGCGAAGTCTGCAATCATCTTTATGTTTAGGGTTTCGTTGTTCAGCAACAGCTTTGCTCAAAGCAGGATTTACACCATTAGGAAGAGTAAAACCAAGATCATGAACTGAACCTTTAGGACACCAAAACGTTCCACCATTACCAGTATGGTAATTTGATACACTCCTTAGTACATTGTTAACCGTATTGGGATTGCTGCTCATCTTACCTTAAAAAAGATTTTATTATTTATAATCCGTTTTTCATTTAACATGCTTTCTTACACGAACATAGTATACACCAGCAACAAAATAATACAAGTATAGAACCTAATATTGAACCAATAATTATTGATTCAGTTTCTTTAGAGGATGTAGCATTTGCTATTCCTCTTAAGAATGGAGTTGTTTCATTGAAATGTACTATCATTTATGGTAATAAATTAAATAGGAAATAATTCCGTTTTTTAACTACGGAAAAGATATTTGTGCGTCATTAAATGAACTAGCGCAAATACGGCAGAGTGGACTAGAAGAACGGTTTGAGGAGAACCGCCCGGGGGTAGACTGAGGACGACGCCAGGAACTAGAAGATAGAAAGTTAACGCAGTAACTAAAAGATACGTCCACATTTTTATATTTTATCTAAGAGATTTTTTCTTAAGAGTTCGATTTCTTTTTCCACCTTTTTCACTACATTTTGAAATTATTTGTCCTACTGTACAACCCAGTTCAGTACAATATCTTGATTCTATATCTTCTGCATTTCCAAGTTTCATTTCAGAATCTTTTTCAAAGCCATAACTTCTAGTATAATATCTTTCTAAATTTCTTTGAGTAGAACGTCTTAATTCTTCAAAATCATCAAATTCTTTTTCACCTGGTTTTCCAGTTGTTAATATTCTTTCTCTTTCTTTATCATCTATAAGAGTTCGTCCATATTCAGATACTGCTGTTAATTTTACTTCTGTTTCATCTTTTAAAGATTGTAAATTAAAACAAAAATCCATATATTTGTATAAAACAGGGTCTTTATTGTTAAAAGGAATAGAAGGAAATATTTCTTTATATCCATCATAACCTTTATATTTTTTTAAACTTTCAAAAGTCTTACAAAACATTTTTTTACCTAATCCTTTTGTAAGTTGATTACATTCGAATGTATCAACTATTATAAAAAGTTCTTTATCGCTAGGTTTTGAAATAGGAGTTACAACAACTAATGTCATTTCTAAAATACATTTGAAATGTTCGATTAAAAAGTTATCTTTATCACCAAATGTTCTTAATTCTTTTGAAAAAAAATCTGATGCAAGACGTTTATTTCCAAATAAATATACTTGTTTTGTTTCTAGATCTTTAGTTAATATTTTTCCTTCTTTTAATCCATAACAAACTTTAACTAATAATCCAGTTTCCCTAGATTTATTATTATCAACTAATTTATCTTCTAAATTATTTTGAATTAAGATTACAAAATCATTAGATTCTATTATTGGTGGTGGTAATGGTGGTAATGGTGGTAATGGTGGTTCCATTGCCACTGCTACTGAAGGTTGAGATTTTGTGTTTCCCATTATTAATCTAACTATAATAATTCTTCTTCAGAATATGAACCTTGAGTTCTATATTTATAAATTACCCAAAAACAACTTATAGCAATTAATATAAATATTACACAACCTGCTATTAAATTAGATAAATCTTCGTCCATTATTTAGTCTTAGGCAATTGTCCGTAAATTCTTCCTCTTTCACATCCACCAGGAGGACAATTAGGAACACAATTATCGACATTAGCATTAGTAGGTAGATGTGTTACAGGACATCCAGCACCATGATTACCAAATCGTTCACGAATTTTTGTCCAATAATACCACATAACTAATGATGATGCGCCTGCAAATAATAGAGAGTGGACAAGTAAAGAAGTTTTAAATGATGATTTAGCAGGAAGTCTTAGTAATACACCAGGAACAAATGCATAAAATAATACTGCAGATAATAGAAAACTTACAATATCCATTTATATTTACATAAACTTTTTCTTTATCCGATTACGATTCTTTTTTAAAGTTTTGGATTTTCCAGAATTACGCACAGTAAATCTTCTTTTACGACCTCCTTTATCCATAATACAATGCATTCTTATAACTCAGGTTGAATATTTTTACCTGGACACGATGAACAACCTTTTCCTTCAGAAACTTTTATTTTAGCGTAATTTGTTGCAATAAATAATACAATAGCTAGCGCACCTAAACCAATCCATAACCAATCCATTTTATTTTTATACTAAGAGTTTTCATATTAGAAACTTAACATATGTAATGGGTATACCTTTCTATTTTGCTACCTTAATTAAAACACATGGTGGAATAGTAAGATCGTTAAAAGGAAAACATCAAACTGATATTTTATGTTTTGATTTTAATTGTTTGATTCATAGATATTTGGATGAAGATAATCCAATTGAATCTATCTTAAAAGCATTTGAAATGATTTTGAGTGAGTATTGTCAAGCAAAAATTATTTATGTAGCATTTGATGGATTAGTTCCATATGCTAAAATAGTTCAACAAAGATATCGTCGTATGTGTCTAAAAGAAGTTTCTGGGAATTTTGATAGAAATCAAATATCTCCAGGAACACCTTATATGCTTGAATTAGAAGATGCAATGAAATTAAGATTTCCTCAAATTATTATATCAGGAACACAAGAACCAGGTGAAGGTGAACATAAAATTATTCAATTTCTTCAACATTCAAAAAAAAATAAATCTATAACTATTTATGGTTTGGATGCAGATTTAATTTTAATTTGTCTTCAACATCATAAATTATCATTAGAGAATAGTATGTTTCTTTTAAGAGAAAGTTCTGAAATGGGTGAGAAAGAAGAATTTGCTATTATGGATATATGGAAATTATTTTTACAATTACCTATCGATATATATCAATATATTGCTTTGTCTATAATGTGTTTTGGTAATGATTTTATGCCTAGTCTAGGTATATTTTCATTAAGAGAAGATGGGTATAATCGTGCATTACAATTTTATGAAAAATCTAAAAAACCTAATCTTTTAACAATTGAAGGAAGAAAGATTTTTCTAAATTATGTTGCTTTAGAAGAACAAAAGATTTTAAAAGAAAGAATTTTATTACGTAGAAGACCTGAAGAAAAATATGTTCTTGGAAAAGATAATTTATTTAATAAAAAATATTATTTACATGTTTTAGATGGTGTAATAAATCCTGAAAAAGTGGTTGAAGCATATTGGAAAACATTTAGTTGGACTTTAGAATATTTTACTAAAAGTTCACCGCCAAATTGGGATTGGTATTATCCTTATTCTGATGCTCCTTTAATTACAGATATTGTTAAATTTCCTCACTCGTTAACTTTAGATAGAAAACCTTTAAATTTTAAAATATTAAATCAATTACAATTTATTTTGCCTAAGACTTCTTTAAGAAAGGCAAAAAAATTAGTTAAATTTCCAGATGAAACTTATGTAGATACAAGAAACCCATGGATGAAAAGATTTGATTGGGAAATGAAACCTAGAATTTCTTTGCCATGGAATCCTACAAATTCCCTAACTTCAATTTCCCCCCTGAAAATCTAAATCCTACATTTAATAATGAACCTTTATATATTGAAGGTATTGCTATTGTAGCTTTTGATATAATAGATCTTTGTTCGATATTAAATAACACATCGGATTCGGGAAAATTTAAAGAATCAAAATCAACTTCTCTTAAAGACCAATATTCATTATTAATTTTTTGAAGTTCTTTTGAATGCGTCATTTTTAATCTTGCTTCGCCAGAGATTTCTCTTGACCAATTACCTATTAAATAATTTATATAAGATTTACGAAATTGACTTAAAGAGGTATTTTTTATATTAGCTTTTATAGTTTCTAAACAATCAGAAACTGTTCTAATTAAGGGTTTATCTAATCTTTTATTTACTGTATTATGTGCCCTTGCAATAAAGATAAATAAATTGTGTTTGCTTGCATTCCAATCAGGAAATAGACCTATATAACTTTGAAAAATTGTTTTAAAATGTGATTGACATGATGGACATGTTATTGATTCAGTAAAATTATTCATGAATCTTAATAAAATTTGTTTATCTTCAATCAGAGGATTATCTGGATAATTTAAAGATATTGAATGTAAGGTCATCCATCCTAGTGGGCCCCAATACTTAGACATCTTAATATTAAGGAGAAGAAACAAAACCAGCAACTATTGCGCCTTTTACAACTTCTTCTTTTAAGTCAGAAGGAATATTTTTTATCTTTAATTCCTTAAGTTTTTCATCAACTTCTTCAGGTTTTAAATCTCTAACTTTTTTAGTTTTTAAATTAAGTCTCATCGTAAATTTACGAGAACCTTTTTTACGAGGAGGAGCTTTTGCAGGATCTTTTACAGGAATAATTTTTTGTGTTTTCAAGCTTGATTTTGGATATGTCTTAGTGTTTTTAGATGTTTTCTTTATTAAGATTGGAACTTCATTTTTAGGTTGTTCAGGAACTTTTGTAATTTTAATCATCTTCTTATTTAAAAACGAATAGAATAGATTTACGGATTAAACTTTTAATATTACTACCAATGGACTGGGAGGCGATTTCGACATATTTCCAAAAAGATGGTGTATCTAAACTTGTAGAGCACCAACTTGAATCATTTGAAGATTTTATTCGTAATAAAATTCCTCTTATTATTATTTCGACCGCACCAATTGTTGTTTGGCATGAACAAGATCCTGAAACTAAAAAATACAAATATGAACTTCGCCTAACATTTGATAATGTAAGCTATATGAAACCTAGAATTCAAGAGGCGTCTGGAAGAATCAAACCTATGTTTCCTCAAGATGCTCGTGTTCGTAATTTTACATATTCTGCTCAAATGTTTGTAGATGTTAAATTTACTGCTCGTGTATATCGTTCTCCTTCTTTCCTAGAATATGATGAGCATGTAAAGGTATTTGAAGGCGTTTCACTTGGTAAAATTCCTGTTATGCTTGGGTCATCCTTGTGTATTATGAAAGATTATCCTATGACAAAAGAAGAGATTGGTGAATGTCAATATGATCCATTTGGATACTTTATTATTCATGGTTCTGAAAGAACTATTTTATCTCAAGAAAAAGTTGCTGATAATCGTATTATGATTTTCCATAATAAGAAAAATGGTGCTAAATATACTTATTCTGCTGAAATGAAATCTTTACACGAATCATTTACAACTCCACCTAAAAAACTTGAAATTCGTATGAGTGCAAAATTTAATGGGTTTGGCTATCCTTTAACGATATGTGTTCCACGATTTCGTGAAGATATTCCTTTGATTGTTATGTTCCGTGCCCTTGGTATGGAATGCGACGAAGATATTGTAAATCTAATTTGGCCTAAAGATACGGATGATAAAATTATTAGTTTACTTGCTGCTTCATTTAAAGAATCTGCTGATATTGGTATTTATACTCGAGATGATGCAATTAATTATCTAGTTCATCATATGCAATATGGCACAACATCAGAAGATAAAAAAGGATATGTAAAATCTCTCCTTGATTCTGAATATTTACCTCATGTAAAATTTGGCAATGATAAATCTTCTCATGAAACTTTGGAAGCGCGTAAAGTTTATTTGACTGCACTAATGATTCGTAAACTTATTATGACTGAACAAGGTTATCAAAACATTGATGATCGTGATGCTTATCCTAATAAACGTATTGTTAGTACTGGATCTTTGCTAACACATTTATTTCGTCAACTATTTCAAAAAGTATGTAAAGATATTCGTAGTAAATTCGTTCATGAAGTTAATAATGATAATTGGAAAAAAGGAGTTGTTCGTCCACTAGAAATTCTAAATGTAAACAATCTATATAAAATCCTAAAAGTTTCTACAATTGAAGGTAAATTAAAACAAGCACTCGCTACAGGTAATTTCACAGTTCAAGGTCTTGGAACAACTTCTACTATGTCTAATGCAACTAAAGTTGGTGTTTCTCAAGTTCTAAACAGATTATCTTATTCTGCGACAATTAGTCATTTACGACGAATTCAAACTCCTGTTGAAAAATCAGGTAAGTTACTAGCACCTCGTAAATTACATGGAAGTTCATGGGGATATGTATGTCCAGTAGAAACACCTGAAGGTCATTCAGTTGGAATTGTTAAATCTATTTGTATGCTTTCAGCTATTAGTCAACATACACCTTCTCTTGTAATTCTTGATATTTTGAAATCCTTTATGGATATTGAATGGATTGAAAATATTCTACAATCATTCAAAGGTTGTTCAGTTATTGTGAATGGCGTTATTGTAGCTTATACTTCTAATCCTCTAAAAGTATTTAATGATTTGAAACAAGCAAAAAAGAATTTCAAATTACATCCTCATACAGGAATTACATGGAATATTCAACATGAAAATATTACTATTGAATCTGATGGTGGAAGATTTGTTCGTCCCCTATTTCGAGTAGAAAAAGGTTCCCTAATATCAGCACCTAATTCAAAAGAATGGAATGAATGGGTAAAATCATGTATTGAATTTGTTGATCCATGTGAAACTGAAACTATTCGTGTTGCTATGACTCCATCTGAAATTACTAAAATTCATACACATTGTGAAATTCATCCTACTATGATTTTAGGTCATATGGCTAGTAGTATTCCATTTAGCGACCATAATCAATCACCTCGTAATACTTATCAATCTGCTATGGGAAAACAGGCAATGGGTATCTTTGCAA